TCGGGCTCGGTCGGAGTCGATGAGCGAATCGAGGAGGTCACAGTGGGCGGACCGTTGAAGCTGTACGACGTCGTGATGCCGAACGGCGTCCACACGCGGATGCAGCTGAACGATGCCGACGCGGAGCGTTACAACGCGACGCCAGCACAGCCGACAGGCAAGGCGCGCACGGACGTGCAGAACAAGATGCGCACCCCTGAACCGCCCCGTCGTGGTCGTAAGCCGCTCCCGAGGGACGCGGACGGCCAGATCATCCGCGACAAGGACTGACCGTGACCTCTCCGTTCATCGAGGCCGACGAGATCGCGATCACCCCGGACGATGCCGTGGCGGCAGCGACCGGGTTCATCCGCGAGTTGTGCGGGTGGGACATCTATCCGCAGGAGTCCGTGACGGAGACGGTGAAGCCGCAGGGCGGGGCGTCGCTGCTGCTGTCGACGTTGAAGCTCGTCTCCGTCCAGTCGATCACGGTCAACGGTGAGTCGTTGGACCCGTCGAAGGTGACGGCGTGGGAGTACGGCGAGCTTGAACGTGTCGACTGCTGCTGCTGGCCGTTCTATGGGTCGGTGTCGGTCGAGTACATGCACGGCTACAACACGGTCCCTCCGGCGATCAGGGCTGTCGCGCAGTCGATCGCGAAACGCTGGCCTGCGTCGGCATCGCCGTGGACCAACCGCAAGATGGGCACGGCGTCGGTTGGAATGTCCACTGGTGTTGGTGTCGTCCCGCTCGGCGCGTTGACCGTCGTTGAGCAGATGGTGATCGACCGGTTCACCCTGCCGGGCCGGCCGTGACCGAGTCGGCGTTCTGGTGGGTCCACACCGGGTCGATTGAGACTCTGGAGGGCTCCAGCGCCTACGGGGATGTGTTCACAGACCCGGTCGACGTGTCCTGCTGGGTCGAGGGTGAGCAGAAGCTCGTCACCGACACTCAAGGGACCGCAGTCGTGTCCATGACGGTCGTGCGCGGCCCGTTGACCGACAAGGACAAGTTCACGCCCGGGTCGAAGTTCACCTACGCAGGCAGCACGGCGCGGGTGATCACGCTCGCCTGGTTCGACTCCGGGCCCCTGGACATCGAACTGGACCACTATGAGGCACGGCTGACCTGATGCCGTCCTACTGCTACATCGTCCGGCCCGGCGACGACAACGACGAGTTGCGCTGGTCCCTGCGATCGCTGGTGAACGCCCCGGACGTGACCGACGTGTGGATCATCGGCTCCTGCCCCGGCTGGGTGACCGGAGTTCGCACGCTGCTGCTGCCGTCGAAGCCGTCCAAGTGGCCGAACATTCACCAATCACTCGAAGCGCTCGCCGCCTGTGAGCAGATCAGCGAGCCGTTCGTGATGATGAACGACGACATGGTGTTCACGCGGCCCGTCGACGAACTGGTCCCGATCCACTTGGGCACGGTGACCGAGCACATCGAGACTCGACGCCGGACGCAGGGCCACATGGAGGCCAACAACTCGCACGTGCGGGGCATGGTCGCCGCACGGCAGGAGTTGCGCCGCCGCGGGATGCCTGACGAGCAGATCCTCTGCTACGAGTCCCACACGCCGATGATCTTCCGTCGGGCATGGCTCGCGGACATGCTCGCCACCGCGAAGCTGATGCCGTTTCTGCCGTGCTCGCTCTACTCGGCCGGTGGCGGACCGGTCGGCGTCCGCGGGCAGCAGGCCAAGGTGCACGAAACCTCCCGGCTCGCGCTGCGGAACAACCTGGAGCACGGCCAGCCGTACCTCTCGACGGACGACAGATCGTTCCGCGACGGCGCGGTAGGGAAGTACGTGCGGGAACTGTTCCCCGACCCGTGCAGGTTCGAGAAGGGCTGAAGCTGATGGGCGTGACGGTGAAGGTGACATCCCGGCCCGTCGGCACTGAACTGACCACGACGCTGCGCCGGGCGATGCTGACGGCCGGGGGAGTGGTGCTCGCCGCCTCCGCTGCGCTGGCCCCGACCGAGCCGGACCCGCGTCACGGCGTGCACATGACCGAGACCGGGTTCGTGCACGTTGTCCCCGGTGCAGACTCCGATGAGGTGCAGATCGGCTATAGCGCGTTCTGGGCCCGACTGCAGCATGAGCACCTGAACTGGAACCATCCGCACGGCGGCGAGGCGCAGTTTCTCCTGAAAGCCGCAGTCGCAGGCGAGGAGAAGTTCTGGGAGACGGTCGCCGCGGAGTCCGCGAAGGCTCTAGGCGCATGACCGACTCGTTCCTGACGCAGCTCACCGAGGGGTTCGCGCAGCTGCTCGCCAACGAGGACACCGGGTTCTCGTGGCAGGCGGACGGCGTTTACGCCGACGGTGAGACCGGCATCTACGTGGAGGTCGTGCCACCGGACCCGGACCGTGTCGTGGTGCTGACCGTGACCCTGCTGACGGCCGACCCGACGTTGGCCAACTCGGCGTTCAACCTGCAGGCCCGCACCCGCGCCAGCCGTGACCCGCGAGAGGTGTACACGATGGACGACTCCATCCAGGACCAGCTCCTGGGCCGCTACCCGATCACGTTGGCGAACGGTGTGCGCGTGACCACCCTCAAGTACGTGGGCGGCGGGTCGCTGGGCGTGGATGACAACCAGCGGTCGCAGCGCTCGTCGAACCTGCAGGGCGTCGCCTACCGGCCCGGCCCGCACCGCCTCTGAATCGTCCGTCTCGAGCCCGTCCCGATCCCCGGGTGCGGGTTGTTCCGCATGCCCCGAGAGGGAGTCCCTGCCATGCCTCGACTGCATCATCCCGTCACCGGGAAACCGGTGGACGTGCCCGATCACGACCAGCAGCTGCTCGCCTACTACCGAGGCGAGGGCTACCAGGTGAGCGGTCTCAAGAAGCCGCGAGCCGCCAAGGAGAACGCGGCCCTTCAGGCTGCGTCCGACGCGCTCACCGCAGCCGTCACCAAGACCCCGGAGCCCGAGGCGGCGACGGACACCAACACCCCGACTGAGGAGTCTGCATCATGACCGCACCCACCGCGCCCACCATCCCCGTTCTCGGGGCGTCGACCGTCAACCGCAACTGGTTCTACGAGTTCAACACCGGCACCCCTGATGTCCCGGTGTGGACCTGTGCCGGTGGCGTCACGAACACCCAGTTCCAGCCGTCGACTGGTAACTGGGTCGACAACACCGACCAGGCCGGCAAGGGCGCGCAGTCGTCCAACAAGTCCGGCTACACGTGGTCGGGTGACATCAGCTTCGAGCGGAAGACGAAGCAGGACGAGCCGACCGCCTACGACGACGGGCAGGAGTTCCTGCGCCTCGCCGCGCTGAAGATCGGCCCCGCCAACACGGTCGAGATGCGCGTGTTCGAGTACGACCCGGACGACCCGGACGGCACGTCCTCCCCCCGCGTGGAGGCGTACCACGGCTTCGCAGGTGTCGACTGGGTCCCGGACGGCGGCGACATGATGGCCGACAACACGGTCAAGGCGTCGCTGAAGGGTCAGGGCGCGCTCGACATCATTTCGCATCCGTATCCCGGCTCGGGCAGCTGAGGCTGACCGATGGCTGTTCGGGACATCGTCGGGCTGCTCAGCCCCTGGCTCGACTACCCGGGTGTGCCGTCCAAGGCGCACCCGGGTGGCCGGGACTACCGGGTGCAGTCGCCTGACCGGAAGACGGGCCTGCGCCTGGCTGCCCTAGCCGCTCTCGGCCGTCGGGCCGCCGAGGGAGAGTCACTGACGGCTGCCGAGGTCGAGCAGATCGAGATCGGTGACGACCAGGCGGAGGACTTCGCGACGATGGTCCTCGGACCGACTCACGAGCTGATGCTCACCGACGGGGTCGCGGACATGACGGTGCAGGCCATCGCCCGGGACGCGTTCTACTGCTTCACCGCGAACGAGGCGTTGGCGGATCTGGTGCTGCAGGGGGAAGCGGCGGCCCGGGACGCGGCGAGCAAGAAGCCAGCAGTGCGTTCCGGGCGGAAAACGGCTGGGTCGAGCTCGAGCCGGGCGTCTTCGGGCACCCCGGCCCGAACCCGAAACCGGGCCTCTTCCCGATCCTCCGGGACACCCGCCGGAAAGGCCAAGAAGACGGCCTGACATGGCGTCAGCTGTTCACGGAGTGGGACGCGATCGCCTCGGATCTGCTGGAGATCTACGGCATCAACGTGTGGGATGAGGCGTACATGCGGTCCGGGACGTGGCTGGAGTTGCGGGACCGGATCTTCGCTCTGATCGGCCGGCCGGTCTCGCATGACCCGTTCGGTCGCCCGGTGTTCACGTCGATGTTGCAGGCCCGCCTGGTGGCCGAGCAGAAACCGCCAGCCTGATCAGCGTGGAGCTACAGGCCGAGCAGCTTCGCTTTCGCTGCAGTGAACTCCTCGTCGGACAGTGCGCCCGAAGCGTGGAGGGCCGCTAGCCGGTCAAGTTCATCACTGCCACCCCCCGACGGAACATTCACGGGCTCTGCAGTAGCGCTACCTGTGTTCCGGTACGAAGCAACCACGAAGGCTGCCACGACAAGTACGGCTCCTGGGACCACTAGAGCCAAGCTGAGGGTCTTCCGGTCCGAGACGGCCGACTTGCAGTCGGCCTCGACTGAGCCGCTTGACGTCGGATAGTCGGTCTCGTTGTTCAAGGCCTGCGAGTACCCGTTGTCGATGTCAGCGCTCTGTGCTTTGGCGCTGAGCCCCCCGAAGCCGCTGCCACAGCTGATTGTGTCTCGGCTGACGTGGATGAAGCCGAAGACGGCACCAATGATCAGGAGCACCGCTCCGACTGCAACACAGGCGCTCGCCACTGCTCGATTCATTTGAACCCCCGCTCAGTCATGTGCGGAGCCTAAACCCGATCAGACCGGAGGTGATTGCCCCATGCCCGGATTCAACGTCGCCGAGCTGATGGCCACCTATCGGGTGATCGGCGCTACCAGCGCGGTGCGGGACTTGGAAAGCGTCGAGCGGGCGTTCGCCGCCTCCGGCTCGGCTGCGGAAGGATCAGCGGCCGGGCTGTCGGCGAACGAGAAGGCGATGGCCGCGCAGGCGCGCGCCGCGTCAAGCTCGTCCACGATGACCAGCAAGCAGCGGGCGGCCGTCCTGGGCGCGACGGCCGCGATCGCCCGGTACAACGAGCTCCTGGACAAGGGCGATGTGTCCCTTGCGCGGATGGCCAGCGCGGAGGCGTCCGTCATCCGCTCGATGGAGCGAGTCTCTGCGGCGACTGACACGGCTGCCGCGTCGACGCGCAGCTACGCCACGGCCAGCGCCACGGCCGGCAAGTCGGCGGAGACCCTCGGATCGCGGGCCAAGTCCCTGATCGGAACAGCCGGTCAGCTGGGGATCGCGTTCGGCGCGTTCGAGGCCGTGAAGAAGGCCATCGACGTCGGCAAGGAAGCGGCAGCGTTCCAGAGTCAGATGAAGATGATCCAGACGAACGCGAACGCGTCAGCGTCTGAGGTCAAGGACATGTCGTCGGCCGTGCTGGGCATGGCTGGACAGGTGGCGACCTCCCCGGAAGAACTCGCGACGTCGCTGTACCACGTCGAGCAGAACGGCCTACGCGGGCAGAAGGCCCTCGACGTGCTGAAGATCGCGGCTGAGGGCGCGAAGGTCGGGATGGCCAATGTCGAGGACACCACCAACTCGATGACCTCGGCCGTCGCTTCGGGCATCAAGGGTGTCCAGAACATGGACCAAGCGATGGGCGCGCTGATCGCGACCGTCGGTACTGGCGACATGAAGATGTCGGACCTGAACGACGCGCTCGGCTCGGGCATTCTGTCCGTCGCGAAGACCTACGGCCTGTCGCTGAAGGATGTCGGCGCGTCGCTGGCCGTCTTCGGTGACCTGAACATCCGCGGCAGCGATGCCGCATCCCAGCTCCGTCAGGCGATCATGGCGTTCGCGAAGCCTGCCGTCGGGCCCGCAGCGCAGGCCATGCTGGACAAGCTCGGGATGACCTCGAAGACCCTCGGCCAGGACATGCAGCACGGTGGCCTGAATGAGGCCGTCACGGATCTCCGGGACCGCCTGCAGGCGGCCGGGATAACCGGAGCCGCCACTGGACAGGCGCTACTGGAGCTGTTCGGCAAGAAGGCCGGCGTCGGTGTCTCGATCCTGGTGGATCAGTACGGCCGGCTGCAGACGAAATATGAGGAGTTGGACAAGGCCAGTCAGTCCTTCGGGGACAAGTGGAAAGAGACCACCGAAACCGCCAAGTTCCAGTTCCAGAAGCTCGGTGCGGAAGCTCAGGCTGAGGGCATCGTACTGACAGAGAAGTTGCTACCGGCGGCGACAGAGGTCGCAAAGTTCCTGATGGGTGCCTTCACTACGGCGGTCTCGACCGCCGCCAATGCCGCCCATCCGTTCGTTGAGGGGTGGGACAAGGCCGAGCCAGTGCTTGCCGGGGCCGCCCATGCGATGGGTGACGTGGCGTCGTTCCTCGCGCCCGTCGCGCCGATCCTGGAGCGGGTCGGCGGTGCGGTCCTGACGATGTGGGTGGCGTTCAAGGGCTATCAGATCGCTCGTGCGGCCGTGACTGCTGTGCTGGACGCGCTCGCTGGCATGCAGGCGCGCGCCGTGAATGCGGTCGGGTCGATGCGTGCGTATGCCGCCGGGTCGACCGAGTCAATGCAGGGTGTCGCGCTCCAGTCGCAGATGACCGCCGCGATTATGCAGGCCGATCTACTGGCGGTGTCGAAGGCTGAGATCGAAGCTCAGCTTGTTCGCGAGCGTGCCGCGGTAAGTATTGCGGCAGCTAAGGCGGACGAGGCGGCAGCGTCAACCGCAGCCAGTGACGCTGAGGTTGCTGCCGCCACGGCAGCTGCCGCTGCGGCTTCACGGCAGGCGTCGGCCACGGCGGTAGCAGCGGCGGAGATCGCCGCATCTGCCGAGGCGGCCGCTGCGGCCGTTGACACTGCTGGCGATGCCGCAGCCGCTGGCTGGTCAGCCATGCTCGGTCCGGTCGGAGCCGTCATTGCCGTCATGGGCACGCTGGCTATGACGATGAGCCACGGCGCGATCGTCATGGGCAAGACCACCGCATCGGCCAACGACTACACGAGTGCTCTCGAGCAGACCAACGGCGCG